CTATACCTCGACCAAATCGTGCTGTTGGCGACGCCCCGCCATCATGCGCTCAAGGCGGCGCTCCATCTCGTCGGTGAACTCTTCCTTGGTGGGGACGTACCCCTCCTGCCTGGCGACCTCGAACGGGAATCCGCCGTATGAGACGAACTGACGCATGAAGACGTTCATCGCGGTACTCGCGTTCATGCCCAAGTCCCGGGCGAGCTTGGTGAAACGATCGCGCGTGTCCTTGTCTGTGCGAATCTTCATGTCTACGGAATCGGACATACGGGCCCCTCTCAAACGGGATGGAACGGTTAAGGCGAAACGATTATACCCACGTATGGGGCGATATGCACCCCAAACGCGGGTATAAATAGGCCATTTAAATCACGCCGGAATGCAGCGCGCAGACCAGGGCCAGGGCCAGCAGGGCCCGGCCCAGGTCGAGCAGCGCGCGCAGGGCCTCGGGGCTCACGCCAAGACCTCGGCGGCGTCGCCCGCGAGATCGTGCCGCGCCGCTACCTCCCAGAAGTCCACGCCCTCGCGCTCGACAAAGCCCCGGCGCTCCTCGTCGTACTCCCAGCACTCCCGGGCGATGGCCTCCTTGTCGTAGCAGTCGGCGAAGTCGCCGAGGGCGGGGGTCACCTCGTAGTCGATGACGTCCCAAATGGTCGTGTATGTGGTCATGGCTAAATCCCTTCTTTCTGTGCGGCCTTGGCCGCCCTGGCATGGTGTGGGGCGCTTAAATCGGCGCGCCCCGGGCCGTTGGTGCGGCTAGTAAGAGATCTCGAAGACCCCGGCGCTGGTCTCCACGAAAGAGCCCTCAAGGACGACGTCGCGGCCGTAGCCGGAATAGTCGAAGTACGTACGCGCCGGCGAGTCCTCGGGCACGCCCTCGAAGACGTCCAGCAGGTCGGCGTAGTACTCGCCGATGCCCTGGTAGTCGTCGATTCCGTCCACGTAGTCGGGCAGCTCGTGGACGTCGTCGTAGTGCTCCAGTGCGTCGTCGATGTCCACGCCGTACGCTAGCAAGGCGTCGACCCTCTGCAAATCGTCCTCGTAGAGGTCTGCCAGGGCCTCGGCCACCTCGTTCAAGCGCTTTACGCTGTCGTACTCGCCGATGTGCAGCGAGGGCAGGGCCGGGCACTCGCTGTCGAAGATTGCCCATTCCTCGGTCTCGTGGTCGATGTCGTGCAGCCTTGCGGCGAGGTCGTCGCAGGGCAGGTTCACCCACTCACCCACCAGGGCATAGGCGTACTTCGTGACGGAGCCGACATAGACGCGGATAACGGATTCAGCGGACATTTCAGGGCCTCCAGGCTTTCGGGATCTCGTAAGGTGTGGGCGCGATTTAGGGGCCGCGCCCTTGCCCCGTCGGTGGCTACGCTGCCTTGCGTGCCTTTGCGGCGGCGGCGCGCTGCTTGCGCATGCTCACCGGCACGGCCTCGCCCTGGTCGACCTTGCACCACCAGGCGGAGCGCTTGCCGCTCCAGGTCATGCCGAGGTCGCCGAGGCCCGCGCCCTGCGGGGCGTCGCACCACACATTGCCGCCCTTTGAGTACGCGGCGGCGTAGCCCCTGGATGCGAGCACTGCGATGAGCCCGTCGGCCGTGGAGACGGCGCGGTCGAGCTCTGCGGCCAGCTCTGCGGCGGCCTGCTCGCGTGCGGCGTTCGGCTCCACGACGATGAGGTCCTCCACCAGGTAGGCGTAGCCCTCGGAGTCCACGGATGCGTAGTCGATGAGCTCGCGCACCTCCTCGTGCATGGCTGCGGGGTAGAGCTCCACCTCGGTGACCTCGCACCCGTGGGCGTCCTCGACGGCGCGCACGATCGCGCGCTCTGCGGCGTCCTTGCGTGCGTAGGTCGACGCGACGGGTACGATTACCTGCGCGAACTCGCAGACTGCGTAGCCGATGTGGCGGGCGTTCGTGGGGATGGACTGTGCGGACATTTGGTGCCTCCTTGCGTTGGGGTTGGTGTATGGCGCATACACTAGCAAGTGTTAGTCACGCATAGCAAGCGTTAGGGAGCATTCTCCATAATTGCTACATAACTAATGCTAGGGACACTGTTACACTGGCTCTGTCGTATTACCTGGTAGATTGGCAGTTTATGGACACATCAGGAGCTTTGCGCGCCATGGTGAGCGCCGCCGGTCTGTCGATGCGCGCGGCCAGTGTGGCCTCTGGCCGGTCGCCCGAGTGGCTTAGCGCCACACTGGCGCGCGGCACGTCACCGACGCTCTACGTCGCGGCGTCGCTTGCGGAGCCTTGCGGCTACGCCCTGGCGCTCGTGCCGGTGGACGACGTGCCGGCGTCGGCGATCGTGATAGACGCGGTCAGGGCCAGGGACTCGCGCGACTCGCGCGGCGTATAGGCGGCACGCCTGCAGGCGTGCGGCCATGGCTAGGCTAGGCAGGCTAGGCAGGGCGTGTGCCCGGTCATCTCGTCTGAGGTGGCCGGGCTTTTTTTGTGCCTCGTGCGGCCTCGTGGCCCTCGTGTTGGCGTGCGCCGGTGGGCCAGGGCCAGGGGCTCGCGCCCTCACCCGGCCAGTGGACGGAGCGGCGCGCCCCGGGTGATCGTGGCGGCGCAGCGGTGCGGCAGCGCGGCGCGTGCCCTCGCGTGCGTGTGCGTGTGCGTGCGTGCGTGCGGCAGGCGCGCCGCTGCAGTGGTCGCGCGCCCGTGCCCTCGTGCCCTCGTGCCCTCGTGGGCCTCGTGCGTGCGTGCCCTCGTGCGTGCGCGTGCGTGCGCCCTCGCGCGCCCTCGCGCGCGTGCGTGCAGGCGTGCGCCCTCGTGCGCGCGTGCGCGTGTAGGCGCTTGCACGTGTGTGCATAGGCGCGTGCGTCTATGCAGGCGCGGGTATAGCCATGCTGATGATTAGCCCATCTGCCAGGGCATACCCCCCGGTCGCTCGCGCACGTATGCACACTGGGGACCGGCGCGGGAAGTCTAAAAAAGGCGAGCGTCGCGGCCGAAAATAAAAAATACCCCGAAGGGTACTGATTACGTTACGGTTCCATATTACTATTTTCCCAGGTAAACGCCTATTTTTTGTCTAGTTGCGTTTGGGGTGCCCGTGGCCAGGGACTTTGCGCGGCACATATACAAGTCAAAGCAGTGGGAGAGGTCGCGCGAGCTGTGCATGCGCCTGCACCAGGGGCTGTGCGCCCGCTGCCTGGCGCAGGGCAGGTACACGCCAGCCGAGATAGTGCACCACAAGGTGCACCTCGGCCCCGAGAACGTGGACAACCCCGCCGTGGCCTTCGCGCAAGAGAACCTTGAGCCGCTGTGCCGCAAGTGCCACGCCTTGGAGCACCCCGAGATATACGGGAGGGCAGGCCGCGCCGAAGCGCCCGCGCGCTACGGCTTCGACGAGCTAGGCAACCTGGTGGACTTGGAGGAACATGATACCTGACGATGCGGGCGAGCTGTATGGGATTGTGGCACCGATGTTCGACGGGCTCGACGAGGCCGCGCTCATCGAGGGCACGCTGCGCGACATGTGCTTCTACACGGTGCAGATAAAGGGCCTGCAGCGCACCATAGAGCGCGAGGGCAGCATCGTGGACACGCCGAAGGGCGACCGCCCGCACCCCGCCGCGACCCTGATGCACCAGTACATGGCAGACAAGAACGCATGCCTGAAGACGCTGCTGCCCCTGCTCAAGGCAACGGGGCGCAAGGACGCCCTGATGGAGTTCCTGAATGGCTGACGCCTCGTCGGAGGGGGTGCCCCTGACCCCCAGCCTGGTGGAAAGCCTCGGCATGCTCCCCGACTGCGACCTGTCCTCGTACATCCGCCTGGTGCTCACGGGCGAGGAGGTCGCCTGCGTGAAGCTGAAGATGACGTGCCGCATCCTCGTCAGGTGGCTGCTCGACGAGGGCGGCCCCTGGCATTTCGACATCGCGGCCGCAGAGCGCCCGGTCAAGTTCATAGAGACGTTCTGCTGCTACCCCAGCGGCAAGCTCGGCCAGCCGTTCAAGCTTGAGCTGTACGAGAAGGCGTGGATTCAGGCGATATTCGGCTTCGTGGACGACGACGGCTTCAGGCGCGTGCACGAGGTCCTAATCGACGTGGCGCGAAAGAACGGCAAGACCTCGCTGATATCAGGCATCGAGGCCTACATGGCCGTGGCCGACCGCGAGGGCGCGCCGCAGGTCTACAACGCCGCCAACTCGCTCGACCAGGCAAAGCTCGGCTACGACGCATTCAAGCGCATCGTCGCGCAGTCGCCGCAGCTCAAGCGCCTCTTCCACAACTCCACCGACCGAATCAAGGTCTCGGGCAACATGGGCTACGTGAAGCCGCTGCCCGCAAAGCCGAAGTCGCTCGACGGCTTCGACGTGCACCTCGGCATCCTCGACGAGATTCACGCCGCGACCGACGGCGCTGTGTGGGAGCTGCTGCGCCAGGGCACAGCCGCGCGCAACCAGCCGCTCATCGTCATGATCACGACCAACGGGTTCGTGCGCAATGGGTTCTTCGACGACCGCTACGGCTACGCCGTGCGATGGCTCAACGGCGAGGTGGCGGACGACAACTTCCTCTGCTTCATCTACGAGCTGGACGACCGCGACGAGTGGGACAGGGAGGAGTGCTGGAAGAAGTCCAACCCCGGCCTCGGCACGGTCAAGAAGCTCTCGTACCTTCGCGAGCAGGTGGCGCGCGCGAAGCAGGACCCCGTGTACCGCCCGACGGTCATGACCAAGGACTTCAACCTGCCCGAGAACGCCTCGGTGGCGTGGCTGCGGTTCGACGAGGCCGTGAACCCCGCCCCCCTGGACATGGAGGCGGTGCGCCACGGCTACGGCGTGTGCGGCTTCGACGCCTCGGACACAATCGACCTCACGGCCGCGCAGATGCTTGTCATGCGCCCGGGTGACGAGCGCCTGTACGAGCGCTCGATGTACTGGCTTCCCGAGGACGTGCTGAGCGAGTCCCTTGAGGCTGGCATGCGCAGCGACCGCGACGGTGCGCCCTACGCCCAGTGGGTGGCGCGCGGGCTCATGCGCACGGTGCCTGGCAACAAGATTGACAAGATCGTGATAGTGGACTGGCTCAAGGAGCTGCGCGACGAGGAGGACCTGTGGACGTACGCGGTATTCTTCGACCCGTGGCACGTCGACGACCACACGCGCCGCGAGCTTGAGCTGCTGGTCGGCAAGGCCCGCGTGTTCCCCGTGCGCCAGGGCGTGCAGACGCTCTCCCAGCCCATGTACCAGCTCAAGAGCGACTACGGCAGGCACCGCATCGTGGACGGCGGCAACCCCGTCAACGGCTTCTGCCGAATGAACGTCCAGGTGAAGCTCGACGTGAACCGCAACCTGCAGCCCGACAAGCGCGGCAACGACTCGCGCAACCGCATCGACGGCTTCATGGCAGAGCTGATGGCCTACATAGGAGCGTGCAACCTCGCCGACGAGCTGGTCAACATCAACTCGTAGCGGGTGGATTTTCGGCAATCTAGCAGGTAGTACCGTGTAAGGTACTGATTTCGTAACGAAACCATGCGACCATGCGGGCATGGGACTATTGCAGCGCATTCTCGGAAAAGAAAAGAAGGTGTCGGCACCCGCCTATCGGACGTTCACCGACGGCGCGCCGAACTTCTCCACCTGGGACGGGCCCATCTACGAGCAGGAGATAACGCGGGCGTGCATCGAGCGCTTCGCGACGGCCTGCTCGAAGATGAAGCCCGAGGTGGAGGGCGAGTCGTGCCCGGACGTGCGCAAGGCCGTGCTGTCGAGGCCCAACCCAATCATGACGTGGCCGACCTTCCTCAAGCGCCTCGCCGCCGTCTACGACTCGGACGGCACCGCCTTCGTGGTGCCCGTGTACGGCTCGGACGGTTGGAGCAAGGTCGGCTTCTTCCCTGTCAAGTGCGAGTTCGCCGAGGTGGTGGAAGTTGCGGGCGACCCGTGGGTGCGCTTCAGCTTCGCTGCGGGCGACCAGGCGGCGCTGCCGCTCGGCGACGTGTGCATCCTCTCCAAGCTGCAGGTTCAGTCGGACTTCTTCGGCGAGCCGAACTGCCTGCGCAGGACCATGCAGCTCATCGACGCGCAGAACCAGGCGCAGGACGCCGCAATCCGCAACGGCGCGAAGATTCGCTTCATCGGCTCGGTGCCCGGCATGGTCAAGCCCGAGCAGCTCGAGGAGAAGCGCCGCCTGTTCATGGAGGGCAACCTGTCCTCGTCGAACGTGAGCGGCATGATGGTCTACGACCAGACGTTCCTCGACGTGAAGCAGGTCGAGCCGCAGAGCTACACCATGGACTCCGCCGAGATGGAGCGCATCACCTCAAACGTCTGCAACTACTTCGGCATGAGCGCGCCGGTGCTCACCACCAACTTCACCGAGGACCAGTTCGGTGCCTGGTACGAGTCGAAGGTCGAGCCGTTCGGCGTGCAGCTGGGCGAGGGCCTGACCAACATGTGCTTCTCGCCCGTGCAGCAGCGCCACGGCAACCGCCTCTCCTTCTCGTCCAACAGGCTCGAATACGCCTCCAACGCATCCAAGCGAAACATGGTGCGCGACATGCTCGACCGAGGGGTCTTCTCAATCAACGAGGCCCGCGAGGTCCTGCAGCTTCCGCCCGTCGAGGGCGGCGACGTGCGCGTCATACGCGGCGAGTACGTCAACGCCGCCGCCGTGTCCTCGATGGTCGGCGTGTCGGGGGGCGGCCGCATGAAGAAGAACGTCTCAGACGAGAACGGCGAGGCCGACCTTGAGGGCAGCGACACCTTCTACAAGGACTCGGACGCCTACGGCAGCGACGACTTCAACGAGTAAGGGGGCAGCGATGCCGGTTGTTGACGGGCGCGAATATCGCTCAATCGAGATGACGAACTTCACGGTGCGCGACGCCGACGAGGGCGGGGCCATGATCGTCGAGGGCTACGCCACGACGTTCGGGAACGCCTACGAGCTCTACGACGGGTTCTACGAGACCATCGACCGCAGCGCCCTGGACGGCGCGGACATGTCGGACGTCATCTTCCTCGTGGACCACAGGGGTTCCGTCCTGGCGCGCCAGCGCAACAACACGCTCTCCGTCATGTGCGACGACCACGGGCTGCTCGTGCGCGCCGACCTGTCCAAGTGCCAGGGCGGGCGCGAGGCGTACGAGAGCATCAAGAACGGCCTCATATACAGCATGAGCTGGTCTTTCAAGGTCGCAGAGGACGGCTGGGACTACGACCCGAACACAAGGACATCCACCGTCAGGAAGGTGGCGAAGGTCTACGACGTGTCCGCCGTGACCTTCCCGGCCAACGACCAGACGGAGATATCGGCACGAGGCTACCTCGACGGAGTGATTGAGGGACAGCACGAGCAGGAGCTGCTCGCACGTGCGCAAGACGCCGACCGCAGGGAGCGGCTGGCAATCCTCCTATCGCTCTAGAGAGGGGCATGACATGGAGTTCGAACTGTACGACGAGGCGCAGTACCGCGCCCTCGGCGCAGACGGCCTTGAGGCCCGACGCGCCGCAATCGCCGCCGAGCTTGAGGGCGGCAGCACCCCGACCGACAAGATGCGCGAGCAGGTCGCCCTGTTCAACGCCGAGGTGGAGCGCCGCAGCGCCGCCGCAGCCCTGCGCGAGCAGGGGGCCGCAGCGGCCCTGGCCTCCAATGCCGTCATCGGCGCTCAGCTGCGCAGCCAGGTCGTGAAGCCCGCCGCAGAGGACGCCGCAGCCGCAGAGGAGGCGGAGTTCGACCCGTACGACACCGTGGAGTACCGCAAGGCCTTCATGGACTACGTGGTTCGCGGCAAGGAGATGCCCTCCGTCATCCAGCACCGCAGCGGCGACGACAAGGGCACCATCATCACCACGCCCACCGTCACCACGGGCGTCGCGCCGCAGGTGCCCACCAGCACCGCCAAGGAAATCATCTCCAAGATGGAGCACTACGGCGACATCTGGAACGCCGTGCGCAAGATGAGCGTGCAGGGCGGCGTGGTCTTCCGCATCACCGACCTCAACCCCACGGCAACTTGGCTCCAGAAGGGCGACTCCAAGACGGAGCTGTCCGTCAGCGGCTACCAGGGCGTGACCAACGACGCGACCATCTCCTTCTCGTTCTACGAGCTTGAGTGCCGCATGTCCCAGTCCCTGCTTGCCGAGGCCACGACCTACGCCGACTTCCAGGCCCTCTTCGTGCCTGCGGTCGCCAAGGCCATGGTCAAGGCCCTTGAGCAGGCCATCGTCCACGGCGACGGCGTGGGCCAGTTCCTCGGCATCACCAAGGACCCCCGCATCGAGAACGTCGTGACCATGACCAAGGCCGAGATGAAGGACTGGAAGCCCTGGCACTCCAAGGTCGACGCCGCCATCGAGCCCGAGTACGACAACGGCGAGTGGTGGATTGCGAAGAAGACCTGGAACAAGTACGTGGACACCATGTCCAACACCGAGGGAAGCCAGGTCGGCTACACCTACGACCCCGTGAGCGGCAAGCGCACCCCCACGCTCATGGGCAAGACCGTGCACCTCGTGTCCACCGCCATCCTCCCCGACGCCGACGCCGCAACCACCAAGACGGGCGACGTCGTGGCCATCTACGGCGACCTCTACGACTACGCGGTCAACACGCAGCCCGGCATGCCCATGACGACCGTCGCGTGGGTCGACCACGAGTCCAACCAAAAGAAGACCAAGGCGCTCATGGCATCCGACGGCAAGGTGCTCGACCCCTACGGCTTCCTCCTGGTCAAGCTGGGGGCCTAGCGATGCTCGTCAAGGCCCTCAAGCGCTATTGGGACGCCGACAAGAACGGGTGGCGCGACGAGGGCGAAGCCTTCGAGGCCACGGCCAAGCGCGTGTCAGAGATTAACGGCGCGGGGTTCGGGACCCTCGTCGAGGCGCAGGACGCCCCCGCGAAGGACGCGCCCAAGCGCCGCGCCCCGAAGGGGGAGTAGGCCATGGCCCTCCTGGAAGACATGAAGCGCATCCTGCGCGTCTCGGCAGACGAGCTGGACCCCGAGGTGCAGCTACTCATCGACGCCGCCAGGGACGACATGGCGCGCGCGGGCGTGCCCGCCGACGTAATCGACCAGGAGGGGCCGCTGGTCGTGCACGCGGTCGCGCTCTTCTGCAAGGCGAGGTTCGGATACGACAACTCCGAGGCCCCGCGCTTCGACGAGTCGTACCGCGCCCTCGTGTGCGACCTCGTGAACTCCACGCTCGTGAGGAGCGTGGGCGAATGAGGTACGGCGAGGTCGTGGCGCTCACCTCCGTCAGGACCGTGCAGCGCGAGGACGGCTCGTTCACCGAGGCGCGCGAGTCGCGCAGCGTGTTCGCCAACCCCTACTCGATGGGTGCCACGGCATACATGGCGGCGCGCTCCGCGGGCCTGAAGGCCGACGCGGAGGTGCAGCTGCGCACCTGCGACTACAGGGGCGAGCAGGAGTGCGTCATGCGCGGCACGGCCTACGACGTGGAGCGCGCGGTCGACGGAGGGGAGTTCACCACGCTGACCCTCAAGAGGAGGCTCCGCGATGGCTAGGGACGTCGTCACCAGCGCAGACGGCTTCTCCGCCGCGCTCTCCGGGATTCTAGAGCACGCCATGCGCAACGTCTCGTCCGAGATGGAGTCGGCAATCAAGGAGTCGTGCAAGGTCGGCCGCAGGGAGGCCCGCGCGAACTCGCGCTCCGCGACGGGCACGGGCGACGGAACGCCCCCGTGGCGGCAGGGCCGCGCCCTTGAGCCGGGCCAGCGCTACCCGAAGGGCTTCTCGTACAAGGTCGTCAGGGAGTCCCAGACCAGCGTCGAGGGCCACATCGGCAACAGGGACAAGCCGGGCCTCGTCCACCTCCTTGAGAAGGGCCACGCCCTCTCTGGCGGCGGGCGCGTGCAGGGATACCCGCACCTGGCCAAGGCTGCGGACAAGACGTTCGAGGACTTCGAGGGCCGCGTGCACGGCGCGGTGCAGAGGGGGCTTGAGGCATGAGCGCGGAAAACGTGATGGATTGCGTCTCCGCCGTCGTCCCGTGCGCCCGCGTGTGCTGGCCCCTGGGGCAGGCCCCGGACCTCCCGTACGCGGTGTTCCTCGCGGACGACGACCGCACCTTCATGGCCGACGACGCCATGTTCGCGACGTGCACGCGCTGGCGCGTGGAGCTTTACGAGCGGTACCCCGACGAGGCGCTTGAGACGGCGCTGAAGCGGGCGATTTTCGAGCGTTTCGGCCCCTACGAGGCGGTCGATGCGTGGATAGACACCGAGGGCTGCTACGAGCTGGCCCTTTATTTCACAGAATGCGAGGTATACGAATGAGCGCGGCAGCAGAGAACACCGTCATCTTCGGCCTTTCCAACGTGCATTACGCGATCATCTCCGACGAGGACGGCTCCTACGGCACGCCCAAGAAGCTGCCCGGCGCCGTCTCCCTGTCCATCAGCCGCGAGGGCTCCGTGGACACCTTCTGGGCGGACAACTCCGGCTACGCCTCCTTCGACGCGAGCAACGCCGGCTACTCCGGCACGCTGACCATCGCGCACATGCCCAAGGAGGCCCTCGTGGACATCCTGGGCTACAAGGAGACGAACGGCGTCACCTGGGAGGACGCGAACGCCCCCACCAAGCGCTTCGCGCTGCTCTACGAGGTGTCCTCCAACACCAAGCCTGAGCGATTCGCCTTCTACGAGTGCACGCTGTCGCGCCCCGAGTCCGACGCGAACACCCGCACGGACTCCACCACGCCCGACACGCAGGCGCTCTCCATCACCATGGCCGCACACCACTTCGACGACAGCACGGTGACGGCCAAGGGCTTCTCCGTCAAGGGCGACACCGGCTACGAAAACTGGTTCACCGCCGTCCAGAAGCCCGTCATGGGATAAGGGGCGCGCGATGGCATCGGTCGACTTCGGCGACGGCCCCGTCGAGTTCGAGGTCAGCTTCTGGACGCTCCTGCTCTACGAGGAGGAGTTCGACGGCGCGGACCTCATCAGGGACATCACGCCAGCCGACGGCACGGTCCCGTGGGCGTGCACCATCCGCGCCCTGTGGGCGTGCCTGAAGGCTCACGACGACGCGACCCAGCCCGTGAGGGAGTGGGCCCGTGGAATCACGGGCGTGAACATGTTCTCCGTCCTCGGGGCGGTGATGCCCGCCATCCAAGACGGGCTGTTTCGGGAAGCCCCTTCCGAGGCCTAGGCGGCAGGCGGGCGGGGCGGCTGTGGACGCGGTCGAGCGCCCATACTCCGCCCTGCTCGTCTCCGCGCTCAGGGCGGGGCTCTCATACCAGGACCTGCGCCACATGCCCTACCACAGGCTCATGTGGACGCTCGACTCCTACAGGCGGCTCAACGAGCCGCAGGCAGCGCCGCAGGCGGGGGAGCGCCTCGCCACGCAGGACGACATAGACACCATGCTCCACTAACCCAGGGAGGGACAACCCGTGGCCGAGGTATACAAGGGCCTGACAATCCGCATCGGTGCCGACACCTCGGGCGCGGCCAAGGAGCTGAAGTCCCTTGAGTCCGTGCTGAAGCGCACGGGCAAGCAGGCGAAGGCCATGGAGGCCGCGCTCAAGCTAGACCCCGAGTCTATGGGCGCGGCCTCCGAGAAGGCACGCATATTCTCGAACCGCATCGGCGAGCTTGCCGAGAAGATGCGCCACCTCAGGCAGCTGCAGGCGGACGCACAGGGCGGCATGGGGCGCTTTACCGACGCGATGCACGACGTGTCGCGCTCGCTCGCCGCCGCCACGAAGGGCTACAACGAGACGAACGACAAGCTCGCGGCGCTCAACCGCGAGTTCGTCGCCGTCGGCCTGTCCTCGAAGGAGTTCCTCGCCTTCATGAAGGACTCCTTCGGCATCAAGGGCGAGATAGAGGACGTCGAGCAGCTCGCGCGCGCCATGAACGAGCTCGGCGTCACTGAGCGCGAGTTCCGCCAGGGAGTCAAGGGCCAGTCCGCCGCAAACGAGAAGATGGCCGAGATGGCCCTCACGTCCGAGGGCCTTATCGAGAGGTACAGGCAGCTCGTCCGCGAGCACCACGAGTGGCTCGCCGTGCTCGACGAGGCGAAGGCCGCCACCGTCTTCCAGGAGGCGGAGGTGGACATGAAGGCCGTCTCCGCGCAGCAGCGCGCCCTCGTGTCCGAGGCCGTGGAGCTCGACACGAAGTTCAAGCGCATCGTCGCCGACACGCGCGAGATAGACGTCGCAGCCGCAGGCCTGCGCGAGAGCTTCCAGGCATCCAACAAGGCCGTCAAGGCGGGCGTGAACGACGTCGAGACGTTCAAGGAGATGATGCGGCTCTCCTGCGAGCTCGTCGCGACGCTTGACGAGCGCGCCGCGAAGCTTGAGGAGTCGCTCAAGGAGATAGCCCGCAGTGGGAACCCGTTCCTGCGCATGGGCCTGTCCGACCTTGAGAAGGGGCTCACCGAGTCCACGGAGGCCGCCGAGGAGCTGCAGGCGAGGCTCTCGGCCGTCAAGACGCGCATGGGCGAGCTGGCGGGCCAGAACGGCGGCATGGTCAGCGACGAGTACAAGCGCCTCGCCGAGGAGCTTTCCGCGCTCAGCGCGGAGTACGAGTCCGCAATCAGGCGCAAGGCCCAGTTCGAGGACGCGAAGTCCGTCTACCAGACGAGGGCGGCGCTCGCCGACCTGCGCGCCGAGATAAAGTCCGTCTCAGAGGCGGGCAAGGCGATGAGCACCGACTGGGGCAAGGCGTTCAACTCCATCAGGACGATGGGCTACGGCATCTACTCCACGCTCACGCCAATCCTCGTGTCCGCGGCGTACCAGATCATCACCATCACCGACGAGATAGACTCGGCCTACCGCGACATGCGCAAGACGGTCAACGCGACCGAGGCCGACTACCAGAGGCTCTACGACGCGGCAATCGAGTACTCGACCTCGCACGTGACCAGCGCGTCGGGCATCCTTGAGATTGAGGCCATGCTGGCACAGGTCGGCGTGTCCTTCGAGAAGCTCGGCAAGACCGCCGAGGTCGTGTCGAACCTCGACATCGCCACGTCGCTCAACGCCGAGGACATCTCCACGCAGCTCGGCCAGCTCACCTCGACCATGAAGTTCGGCGAGGACGAGGCCGTCAACTTCGGCGACGCGCTCGTGCGACTCGGCAACAACATGGCCACCAACGAGACGCAGATCATGGACGTCATCTCGTACATGGGAAGCGCCGCGACCATGTACCGCTTCACGACCGACCAGGCGCTCGCGTGGGCCGCCGCCATGGCCTCCTCGGGCCAGGGGGCCGAGGCCGCAGGCTCGTCGTTCAACCGCGTCATGGCCGACATCGAGGCGGCTGTCGCCTCGGGCGGCGACGGCCTTGAGGGCTTCGCGACCGTGGCGCAGATGAGCGCCGAGGACTTCGCGGCCTCGTGGAAGGCCACGCCGTCCGACGCCATGTACGCCTTCGTCAAGGGCCTGGCGGACCTCCAGATGCGCGGCGAGTCCGTCGAGATGGTGCTGCAGAACCTCGGCTTCGCCAACGTGCGCGACAAGCAGCTCCTGAGGGCGCTCACGCAGGAGGTCTACGACGCCGCAGGCGGGCAGGGCGTGCTGCAGGACGCGCTCATCATGTCCGAGGACGCCTGGAACGGCGTCTCCGACGCATGGGGCATGGCTGGCGACGCCGCCAACGAGGCGAACGCGAAGGCGCAGGGCTTCTCCGGCACCGTCGCCATGATATCCAACAACTTCGACGCGCTCGCCGTGAAGCTCGGCGACGGCGTAACGCCAATCCTGCAGGTCTTCCTCGGCCTGCTCGGCGGCCTGACGGACGCGGTGGGCAGCATGCCGACCGAGGCCGTTACCCTCCTGGAGCTCATCCTCGGCCTGACCGCAGCCGCAGGCCCGGCATCCGTGGCCGTCGGCGCGCTCGGCTCGGCGTTCGTGAACCTGAGGGGGGCCGTCGTCGAGTACGGCACTTCGCTCGCGCTCAACGACAAGAAGTCCGAGGCGCTGCGCAGCTTCGGCAGGAGCGCCGCCGAGGCGGCGGGCAACATGAACCTGCTCGAAACGTCGTTCAAGGCGCTCGGCAACACCATTCGCGCCGTCGCGGTGGTGGCGCTCATCTCCGACCTCGTTGGCAAGGTCAACGAGTGCATCGGGGCGTACAACGACTACATGGACGTCTCGTACAGCCTGTCGTACGCCCTCAGGCACGGCTCCGAGGGCTTCGACGACGCGAGCGACTCCGCCGCGAACCTCGCGTCGACCACGGAGGGGGCCGTGAGCGCCGCAGGCAACGCCGTGGACGGCTTCGGCTCAATCGTCGACGAGGTCACCGACGCATTCCGCAAGATAGACGTGCAGGCCAACTCGCTCCAGGGCGCGGTCGACACCCTGTACCAGATGTCCGGCTTCACCGTCGGGGACATGGGCGAGGGCTCCTGGGAGTCCGTGACGGCCGCCGTCGACACGCTCAACCAGTCACTCGGCACGAACTACCAGGCGGTGCAGGACGCAGCCGGTGGGTGGCGGGTCCTCGACGACGGCATCGCCGTCTCCTTCGCCGACATGGAGAAGGCAATCGAGGGCTTCCGCAAGCTCAAGGAGGTGTCGGCGCTCTCGGGCCAGTCCGACGCCCTTGAGGAGAACCACGCGGCTCTCGTCGCGTCGAACGCGGAGCTGCGCGAGCAGCTCAGGCTGTACGGCCTCACCGACGAGAAGATAGACCAGGTGCTCCAGACGTGGAAGGACACGGGCGGCGCGGTGCTCGCCACCAACCCGTTCGACTTCAACAACGACGCCATCGAGGACCTCGTCCAGTCGCTCGCAAAGACCGAGAAGGCCACGCAGGCCAACGAGTTCGCCCAGCAGGCCCTCGACGACGAGTACGGCCAGGCCATCGAGCAGCTCAAGCAGGCCACAGAGGCAACGTCCGAGTACGCCGACACCACGGGCATGAGCGACGAGCAGGTCAAGCAGTACGCGGAGACTCTGGCCACGGCGATGAGCGGCCTCTCAAGCCTCATCCAGTCGAACGGCGAGTTCTCCGGCTTCCTTGAGGCGCAGGGCCTGTCCGTGGCGGACTTCGCCGCGCAGCTCGCCAACGCGGGCATCGACGTCGAGACGTTCGCCTCCACGTACCAGGACTACGTGACGAAGGTGATGGACGGCACGAACCAGATATCCGACGTGCTCTCCGACATGAGCGCGGAGGACTACCTGGCGAACATCCAGCACAACCTCGACGCCCTCGCCTCGTGGAACGACACCATCGCCCAGCTGCGCGAGTCTGCGGCGCAGTCCTGGGACGAGATGGACGCCGCCTTCGTCGAGTACATCAGCGGCCTCGGCCCCGAGTACGCGACGCTCGCGCAGGAGGCGCTCAACAACCCCGAGATTTACGCACAGTGGAAGGCGCAGCTCGAAGAGGCGGGAGTGCTCGCCGCGGAGTCTGCGGGCCAGCAGCTCGAAGGCGTGAAGCAGCAGGTGACCGACAGCTCGGAGCCGACGAAGCTGCCCGTCGAGCTTGAGCTTTCAGGAGACTCCGCCACGCAGGCCGTCGCAGGCATGGGCGAGCAGCTGCAGCAGGCTGGCACCGAGGCCGGAGGCTACGTCAACCAGGGAATCGCGCAGGGCATGGCGGACAGCATCTCGACGGTCACGGACGCGGGCAACACCGTCGCCAAGGGGGTCATGGACTCCATCGACGGGCCGCTTGAGATCAACTCGCCGTCGAGGCAGATGACCCAGCGCGGCATGTACGTCGACGAGGGCCTCGCGAACGGCATCAGGCAGGGGCAGTCCACGGTGTCGAGCGCCGCGAGGCAGCTCGCCCGCTCGGTAATCGACTCGTTCGGCTCCAGCAGGTCGCAGGCGTACAGCGTCGGCGCGAACATCGCTGCGGGCCTGGCGAGCGGCATAAGCTCCGGCAGCGGGGCAATCCAGGCTGCGGCCAACAGCGCCGCGAGCAGCGCCCTCACCTCCGCGAGGAAGACGCTCGGCATCAAGTCCCCGTCCCGCAAGATGATGGAGGTCGGCGACTACTTCGTCCAAGGCTTCGCCATCGGCATCGACCGCTCTGCGCGCGTCGCCGCCGAGTCCGCGTCGGACATGGCGCTTTCCGCCTACCACGCTGCGGACTCGCGCGAGCGCAGGGTCGCGGCCTCGTCCAACAGGCTCACGAAGGCCGACGTGTACGACGCCTTCTCCGAGGCCATGGCGGCGAACGCAGGGGCGAGCGACGTGCAGGCGAACGTCTACATCGACGGCAGGCAGCTCGCGGCCGCCACGGCGCGCGCCTACGACGCGCAGCTCGGCTCCATATCGGTGAAGAAGGGGAGGTAGGCCATGGCGGTCGCATACGGGCTGAGGAAGCCGAGGCAGCACCTCGTGATAGGCGGGGTAGACGTTTTCGACGAGTACGGGGCCGTGATGACGGACGGCTACGACCTTGGGTCTCCGGAGCCGAAGACCTACACGGTGGACGTGCCGGGCGGCAACGGGTACGTGGACCTGACGGACGCGCTCACGGGAGACTGCGTGTACGGCGCGCGCGAGCAGACCTTCGAGCTGCTCTTCCCGACGGCGGGCTTCTGGCCGACGTACCGCAGGTTCAAGGCCGCGTTCCACGGCAGGGCCTTCGACTACCAGGTGCTCGGCATCGACGGCGAGGGCACCTACCACGGGCGCTTCTCGGTTGCCGAGCACTACGCGCGCGCGACGTACGGCGTGGTCAAGCTCAAGGTCGAGGCGGAGCCGTTCAGGCTCGTCGGGGTCGTGCTTGAGACGGTCGCCGCGGGCGGCGGGGCCGAGCTGCGGGTGCAGGCGGGCAGGTGCCCCGTGAAGCCGGTGTTCCACACCAGGCGCGCGACGGCCGTCTCGATGGACGGCAGGACGGCCGAGCTGCCCGCGGGCAACTGGTCGCTCGACTGGCTGTGGATTGGAGACGTTCCCAACGTCGTGTTCATAGACAGCGCGCCTGACCAGTATGGAAATGTTACAATATCAAAAATAGGAAACACGGTCATGTCGAACGTCGCCGCCAGGCGAGTCTGCGACCTGTCGTGGGACAAGAAGCCCAGCGGCCAGGCCTACGACGTACAGGTGACCTACGACGTCAAGGAGCTTTGATGGCATCCAGCTCACTGAGCCTAACCAAGCCGACAACGGCGAACACGCTCTCCTTCTTCCTCGACGCGCACAACAAGAACGCCGCCGCCCTTGAGGCGCGCGTTCCCGAGCCGGTCGTTTCCGGCTCGACCGGCACCATGTACTACAGGCTGTGGCCCGACGGGACGGCAGAGGCATGGGGCCGCGTGCACGTGGCGGCCGCGAACAGCCGCGTCGGCGGAAGCGACGGAAGCCTGAAGTACGTCGGCGGCTACGTGTCCGAGATATTCGAGTTCTCGTGGCCCGTGCAGTTCCTCAGCACCGCCCCAATCCTCGTGGTCAGCTGCCGCTCGAACAAGTACGCCGACATCACGCTGCTCACCACGAAGAACTCCGTCACGGGGTACGCGGGCAGGTTCTACGCGCCCTTCGCCGAGGAGCCGGGCAAGTGGGAGGGAGTCTCCGACAAGGACGTGGACTTCCTGGCGCGAGGGTTTTGGAGGTAGCGGGGTGTACACCGCCACTTACGGGGGCGACGCGCTCTACAACCCGCGCGACCAGTCGCTGCAGCTCTACGACGTCGAGCTGCGCTCGTCCATGGACGAGGCCGACGAGCTGACCTTCTCCGTGCCTGCGACGCACCCGCTCGCCGGGACGTTCGCGGTCATGGGGCGCTCCAAGGAGGTCTCCCTCATGGACGGCGACGAGGAGGTCTTCAGGGGCCGCGTGCGCCGCGTGTCGCGCGACTTCCTCAACTGTGAGAAGGTCGAGTGCGAGAGCATGAGGGCCTACCTCAACGACGCGACCGTGCCGCCGCACACCACCGGCGAGCCCGAGGAAGGCTCCGAGGAAGAGCGCGTCGGCGCGACCGTCGGGGAGCTGTTCTCCTGGTACATAGCCCAGTACAACTTGCGCGTGCCCCAGGCGCAGCGCATGCACCAGGGCATCGTGGAGGGCGAGGGGGTGCACGGCGGCGATGTGTCGGTGTCCGAGGCGTCGCGCGTGAAGGCCTGGGAGGCCATCAAGCGCAACATCGTCGACGCATACGGCGGGTACGTGCGCGTGCGCCGCGAGGGCGGCCTGATGTACGTCGACCTGCTCGCCGACGGCACCCAGGAGACCGCGCAGCGCATCGAGTTCGGCGTGAACCTGCTCGACCTCACGGGCGAGGAGGACGGCACGTCCTTCGCGACGCGCATCGTGCCCGTCGGCACCACGGTCGAGGTGTCGCACGAGGAGCCGAAGGTGGACGAGGAGGGCAACCCCGTCTACGGAGAGGACGGCACCCAGGAGACCGAGAAGGTCGTGGACGTCGAGGCCGGGCAGCCCGTGCACATCTGGTCGTACGCCGACACGGGCCTGCCGAACGGCTGCTACAAGATGGGCGACGCCGTAATCAACGGCGTGGCCGAGCTTTCCATGGGCGTGATAGAGGACAGCCGCGAGTACGACCTGTCCACGCCCGCCGAGCTGGTGGACGCGGCGCTGCGGGACCTCGCCACCTCGTGCTTCGGCGACACGGTCGAGGTTAAGGCCGTGGACATGCACCTCGCAGACGGCGGGGTGCCCGCCATCCGCGTCGGCCAGTATGTTCGAGCCGTGTCTGGCCCGCACGGGCTGGACGCATGGTTCCTGTGCCGCGAGAGGACCCTGCACCCCGGGGACCCCGCGCGGGACACCTACGTGCTCGGGACGGACGCCGGGACGCTCACGGGCGCGCAGGCCCGCAGGCTCTCGGAGCTCAACGCCTCTGTCGGCGAGGGGGTGGAGATTGCCAGGGGGTCGGACAGGAAGGCCGCGCAGTCCGCCGTGGCTGCCGGAGAGGCAAAGAGCGAGGCGGCAGCTGCCGGCGCGAAGGCTGAATCCGCCGGTGCGAAGGCAGACTCCGCCGACGCCAAGGCGGTCGCTGCGAGCGCGAAAGCGGACTCAGCCGACGCCAAGGCAGACTCAGCCGGTGCCAAGGCCGAGCAGGCGAGCAGCGACGTGGCGCAGGCGAAGGCGGACGCGAAGAGCGTGAAGGACTGGGCCGACGAGTTCAAGAAGACCTCCGATTCGATCGTGCACGACCAGCAGCTGACCGACAGGATGAACGAGTTCTCGCGCACGATGTCCGCGACGTACACGTCCAAGGACGAGCTCGGCACGACGCTCAAGGAGTACACGAGGACCGAGCAGCTCGCCGACGCCGTCAGGACAACGGTCAGCTCCGAGCTGACCGACGCCGACGGCAAGGAGAAGTACGCGCTCCGCTCGACGTTCGAGCAGACGTCCGGGGGCTTCACGGCGAGGCTCGACACCGTGTCGGGGAAGGCCGACGACGCAAACGTCCTCGCGACGGCAGCCGCGACGACCGCGAGCACCGCAAACACGAACGCGAAGGCCGCGAAGTCCGCAGCGGCCGATGCCGCGAAGACCGCGACGGACTACCTCGACTTCTCTGCGAACGGCCTGGTCGTGGGCGACATGACGGCAGACACGCTCGGCAGCAACACGCGCATCAGGTCGGACGGCATCGACCTTCGCGACGGTGAGGAGACCGTGTCCTCGTTCGAGAAGAACGCCGTCGTGCTCGGCTCCAACTCGCGCGACACGCACGTCTGGATGGGGGCGAACGACAACCCGTCCGTCCAGGGGGCGCGAGGCTTCGCCGACATCTACACGGACGGCAACTCGCTCTTCCTCCTGGCGGACGGCCCCGTGCAGATACTCCCGTACCTCGCGGGCTCGGACATGGGACTCGCGATCATGCCCAACGACGTGTACATGGGCATTGGCACGAAGAGGCTCCGCATATCCAAGGCGGGGAACCTGTACAACGCCTCGGTGCAGGCCGACAACGTGTCCGTCAGCTGCAGGCACGGCTCCTTCGGCGTGGCAGCGGGCACGCTACAGCTCGACGGCCTGGCCTCGTGCTCCTACGACGCGGACTGGGTGGCCGGCGTTCACGTGCGCCGATTCGGCGGCGTCGTCGTGCTCGACTTCGCGATGACGCTGCCCAACGGCATCGACGCGGGCACGGCGCACGTCGTGGGAACTCTCGCGGCGGGGTTCCGTCCGGTCGGCACCGTGGCGCGCGGGGCGCTCGCGACCTCGACGAGGGACGACGCGCACGTCTTCGTGCGACCGTCCGGCGAGGTCGGCATCTACACGCACCAGGGCGTGGACGCGCCAGCGAACGTCAACGGGCAGGTCGTCTTCTTCGCACAGCAGTAGGAATCCGGTTCGCCCGCGAGGGCGGGAAGGGAAGTGGGTCATGGAGTTCGTGTCCGATGTGCAGATGTGGGCGATGGGGGGCGTCCTCGCCTTCAACGTGCTCGACATCCTGAGCGGCTTCACGCAGGCCGTCGTGAGGAAGTGCGTGAAGTCCACGGCCATACGCGAGGGGCTGCTCCACAAGGCGAGCATCTGGCTCATCATCGCGGCCGTCTACGCGCTTGAGGTGGTCGCCCGGCACGTGGCGGGCCTGTCCATCGAGGGGCTGGGCACGGTGCCCGTCTGCGTAATCGTCATCATGATGGAGCTGGTCTCCGTCTGGGAGAACGTCTGCAAGGCCAACCCGGCGCTGAAGAGCTCTCCGCTCGGCAGGCTCCTCGACTCCGCGACGGAGGGCAAGGGGGCAACGTCCGATGATAGCGAATAGCGGCGGGAACGAGTGGGGCGGCCTCTACGGGGGCGACGCCGGGGACCAGACCGGGCGCGAGTGGTGCGTGAGGGAGTGGTACAGCTGCCCGTGGCTCGTGGTGCTGCGCCACCCCGACCAGCGGCTCGCCCAGGAGTTCGCGTACCTTGCCCGCAGGGCGGCGGGAAACGAGCACATCGGCTACAACCAGCTCAACCGCCTGAGCTTTTGGCGAGCTTTGGAGCAGACAGGCACCTACGACCCCGCCGATATCACCGAGCCTTGCGACGATGATTGCAGCGCGGGTGTCACGGCCTGCGTCAAGGCCGCTGGCGTGCGCCTCGGGTACGGTGAGGTCGCGTCGCTCGACCCCGCGACCTACACGGGCAACATGCGCGAGCGGCTCGCCTCCGTCGGCTTCGAGGAGCTGGAGGAGGCCAGGTACACGGAGGGCGAGAGCCTCCTGTACCCGGGCGACGTGCTGTTGCGCGACGGGTACCACGTCGCAATGAACCTCGATTTGGGCGACCTGGCCGAAGGCTGGGACCCGGAAGGGAACGACATCGTGAACGACAAGCAGAACAAGGCGCTCATGGAGCTCCTCCGTACCGACGACCCCACCGGCAGGGGCTGCACAGGCAGCACCCCCGTGGAGCGCATCGCGTGGCTCGGCAAGAAGACCGACGAGATCCTGAAGAACCAGCAGGCGCTCGAAGGCAAGCTCGACAAGGTGCTCGCCGCCCTCGACGCAGAGTAGCGCGCGCGGCGGGCATGGATGCGGAGGGAGGTGAGGCATGCACGAGATAAAGCTGTCGGTCAGGGACCACGAGGTCTCGGTGGCTGAGGTCGGCGGCACCATGGTGGCGGGCACCGTGGACCACTGGACGCTGAGCGCCGACTTCGACGCGGAGTGGGACGGCCTGCTCAAGCGCGTGACGTTCGCGTGCGGCGAGGAGTCCGTGACCTGCGCATACGAGGACGGCATGGCCGTCCCGTGGGAGGTCTTCGTCCCCGGGAAGATGAGGTTCGGCTTCGTCGGCGTGGGCGGCGACGGGCTTGAGGTCGTGCGCACCGCCCGCATGCGTGACGGCGCGGCGGTGCACGCGCAGGCCTCCGACATGGGAGACGAGGCCCGCGAGGCCACAGAGGACGTCGTGCACGAGGCCAAGCGCCGCCTGGACGACCTGTCGCAGGCGGTGGACGAGGCGCAGGGCACCGTGGCCGACGCCCGCGAGGCCGCGACGCTGGCAAAGGACGCGGCCGCGAAGGCCGACGGCGCTGCCTCGAAGGCAAGCACGGCGGCCGGCCGGGCGGAGGGCGCGGCGACGTCGGCGGAAGGTTCCGCGATGAAGGCAGAGACGGCGGCTGGCCGGGCGGACGCATCGGCGGACGGCGCGGACGAGGCTGCGGCCAAGGCGGCCGGAACCGTTGCCCGCGTGGACGGCGAGCTGACGCTCATGCTCGGCAACCCCACCGACGAGGACATGTGGCTATACGCCACGGGGCAGGCCGATGGCACGTCGGGGACACCGGCGCTGGACAACGCGAGCGACGAGGACATGATGGGCTACATCGGCGGAGAGGCATAGCATGGCAGTAGACGAGAACAGCGTCGTGCGCGCGCACCACCTGAGGGCGTACGACAAGAGGTACGGCCAGATGGCCAAGAAGCTGGAAGCGGAAATCGAGAGCTCCAAGTCGCAGACGGAGAGCGCAAGGCAGGCGGCCGAGTCCGCCACCACTGCGGCGGCGCGCGCCGACGGCGTGGCCGACGACGTGCAAGGCAGGCTCGACCGTGGCGAGCTGACAGGCCCGCAGGGCCCCCAGGGGCCGCAGGGAGTGCAGGGCGAGAAGGGCGAGCGCGGCGAGACCGGCCCCCAGGGGCCGCAGGGAGTGCAGGGCGAGAAGGGAAGCCCAGGCCAGGACGCTGACGTCGCAGCCGCGAAGGATGCCACCAAGGCAGCGGCCGAAGCCGCAGCCAAGGCGGAGCAGGCCACGCAGGAGGCGACGAGCGCCGCGTCCGCAGCGACCACGGCCGCAGACCGCGCGAACAAGGCGGCGGACAAGGCGTACCAGGCCGCCTACCACCTGCCGGTGTGGGACGAGGAGGCGGGCGAGTACACCGAGGAGTCCATCAGGGCGTGGCTCGCCTGGGGCGCGGACGGCCTGCAGTACGGCGTGGACCAGCCGCTCGACGCGGTGCAGCAGTGCACCAAGGTGCTTGCGAACGCCGGCATTGAGAACCCGGTGCCGTCCACCCTGCTCAAGGTCGGCAGCGACCCGTACTGGCAGCGCGGCCCCTTCCGCTGGTGGCACGTGAACGCCCATGTGGACGACGACGGCGCCCAGCACGTCACGGGCATCAAAAACTTCGGCCACTTCAGCTACACCGACGGCCGCGACGTGTTCTGCCTCACGCCCGTGCGCTACGTGTCCCACGGCGTCGTTGGCGGCAAGTACCGCACGGTCAACTGCGACATGCCCCAGGCGGGGCTCTCGCCGGAGCCGCGCGCGTACAGGCCCGACGGCACGCCTGCCCCGTACATGCTGCGTGCCGCCTTCCCGGCAGGCCTCGCGGACGGCAAGCCCGTGAGCCGCCCCGGCGTCAAGCTGTGGAACCGCACGTGCTCGCACAACACCATGAACGAGAAGGCGAAGCTCAAGGGCAAGGCCTACAGCGGCATGACGGGCGCGGACATGGACTACCTGTACGACATGTTCCTGCTCAAGTACGCCAACAAGTCCTCGCAGTCCGTCTTCGCGGGTTGCACGGGCCACTACGAGCAGGTGGCCGTCACGGTCGCCTCCGAGTCCTCGGCGTCCGTGGTCATCGCCAAGGCGACGGCAGACAAGTGGCCGGTCGGCTGCGCAGTGATGGTCGGCACCACGACGACCGCCAACGACGACAGGGGAAAGGCCACGTCCTACGACCTCGCCGACCAGGCCAACGTCCTGCGCAAGGAGGCCGTCGGCGAGTCCGACGTGCGCCTGGTGCTCGACTGCGAGCCCTTCACGTCCGCCGTGGGGCAGCTCGTGAGCACGGCCCCGTGGAACCCCGGCGCGACGCTCGGCGTGCAGTACGACGGCTCGCCCACAAGCTGCACGAGCAGCCGCGAGCCCTTCGTGCTCCAGGGCATCGAGTGCATGGTCGGTGCCTACGAGATTCTCGGCGACATCCTGGCCAACGGCACGGCGGACGGCTGGAAGCTCTTCCTGTGCGCGGACACCTCGAAGTCCTCCACGGCGGTCACGGCGGACTACAGGGAAATCTACGGCTTCCCGTCGAAGGACGCCGACGGTTGGTCCTACCCCATGGCGCAGGTCAAGTCCGGCGGTTTCTACTGCCCCGGCGAGCTCGGCGCGTCGACCTCCACGGGCACCGGAGACGGCGTCTGGTACGCGAGGACGGGCGTGACGGGAGCAAGGGAGTTCCTGGCTTTCGGCGACCTCTGGAACGGGTCGAATGCTGGTCTTCGCTACGCCAACCTGAACAACAGGCCGGACAGGACGAGGTGGAACAACGGCTCGCGCCATTCTGATTGATGCTCTGCACTACATCGCACGGCGGCGTAACCCCTCCCGGCGGGGAGGGCCTGGCTCAACGAGTGAAATGGCATGCGAGACCACCGGGCCGGTAGCCAAGACGAAAGCTCGGAATGCAATCAGAGAGGTCTGGTCTTGAAGAGCTACTGCAAGAACCTGGTCGTGGACGAGGCCTTCGTGGCCCAGGCCTACGGCCGGTGGAGGCACAACGAGGCGGGGCGCAAGAACTCATGGCGCGTCCCGCGCGAGCACGGCAGCGTCGAGGCGCTTTGCGCCGAGATAGCGCGCGAGATGAACGACGGCACGCTGTCGTTCGCGCCGCTCAAGACGGTGCCACGCAACGAGGACGGCAAGGTGCGCGACATCGGCGTGGAGCCGGTGAAGCAGCAGGTCTGCGGCTACGTCGTGGACCTCGCGCTGGAGGAGATGTGGGATGCGAGGGTCGGCTACTGGCAGATATCCCGCCCCGGCTTCGGGCAGTTCCGCGCGGCCGGGAGCGTCCAGAGGTGGATGCGGCAGTGCGGGTACCACGTCCACCTGGACATACGCAAGTGCTACGACAGCATTCGGTGCGAGTCCGTGGAGCGGATGCTTGCCAAGCACGTGCGGTGCCAGGCCGTGGTGGAAGCTGCCGTGGCAATCATGCGCTCCTACCCAGGCGGGCATCTGATGATTGGCAGCTACTTCTCCTTGCGCATGGCGCACCTGGTGCTCAGCTACGGCTACCACCACGTGGAGGGCCTGGGCAAGGTCAGGCGCGGGAAGCGCCGCGCCCTCGTGGCCCACCAGCTCTGGTACGTGGATGACGTGTGGCTCTTCGGCGACGACAAGCGCGACCTCAAGGCGGCCGCTCGCAGCCTTGAGCGCTACATGCGCGACGGGTTCGGCCTGCGGCTCAAGCCGTGGAAGGTGTGCCGCAGCGGCGAGCAGGAGCCTGCCGACGTCGCGGGCGTGGTCGTGCGGCCGTCGCGAGTCACCGTGAGGGACAAGACGTTCCTGCGTGCGAGGCGCGCGCTCATGCGCTGCCGCAGGAAGCCACAGGACACGCACCTGGCCAGGCGGGCGCTCAGCTACGACGGGTGGCTGAAGAACACCGACTGCCAGGGCTTCCGCGCGAGGAACGGCGTGCCGAGGACGCTCAGGCGCGCAAAGCGCACGGTGTCGGCGCAAGACAAAGAGACAGAGAGGAAGGCTGTTTGATGGCAGTGACGGAATCTATCAGCTCCGAGGAACCGAGGCGCGTCGGCGTGGCTCAGCACGGCCCCGTGGCGCACGTGTGGCTGCGCAGGGGCATCGAGCAGGACACGGCGGACAGGGGGCCGGACGGCGCACCCGAGACCTTCTGGCGCTGCGAGGAACTGTGCTTCGCGGTGGCCGGAAGCCCGACGGAGACGGAGCTTGAGGCGTCCTTCGACGCCCTGTGGGCCGCCCACGAGCACGACGGCATGACCGACGCGGAGCGCATCGCGGCACTTACGTCGTCTGACTCTGACAACGCGGACGCCTTGGCGGAGCTAGGCGACATGCTTGCCGAGCAGGCCGACGCGCTCGCGGAGCTGGGAGACATGATTGCGACGATGCAGGGAGGTGAGAAGTGATGGCGAAGATTTACTACCGCCAGGTCAAGGCGGGCAAGCGCACCGTCGACGAGGTGCCCGAGTACTGGCGCGAGCAGGTGCGCGAGATGCTTGAGGCGGACGGCATGTAACAGCGACCCCCGACGGGCCTCGGCCTGCCGGGGGTGTTTTTTGCCGAACATTTTTGCCAGGTCATTTCCGCAGGAAACCAGGTCATTTTTTGAGCTGGATATGGAAATTCGGGCTTGCGCGGGGTACAATTGCACCAAGTATGAAAACGTTACGAAAGCAACCCACAACGGGAGGCGCACGTGAACGATTTCTATTTCCCACAGCCCTTCGGCGGGCAATACGGGCAATACGGGCAATACGGGCAGACGGGGCAGGCCCCGGCTTTGCGCCGGGGCCTTTTTGCGTCTGCGCGGCGGCTGGAAGCGTGTCCCTAGCGTGTCCCAAATGCTCCCAAACCCGCTGAATCCATGATGCCACGTTTGACAAGACGCCTGGTAAACACGCTCCATATAACTGCATAGACATAGCCGACTGTCTCGTCGCAACTTCTTGGCCGCTTCCGGCGCTGCTGCCGTCGCCGCAATGGG